CGTCCGCGCCGCGCGTGAGCACTCGGCCGGCGAGCTTCATTCGTTTCCAAAGGTTCATGCCGCCGAGATTATGCGCGCCGGCGCGTCATGGCCAAAAAAACGGTGACATTCAGTGACAAACGGTGACATTCAGTGACAAACGGTGACACGTCAGAAGATTTGCAACGTGCCGTCAGATGGCAGGTGATGCGCTCCCCAAGCGGCCAACATGCATGATTCGATCGGCGAGGTAAGCCCGGTGCTGCCGCGCCGTGTGACGCGCCATGCGTCGCCGCTCCACGTCCTCGCGCAGCTGGCCGCGCTTGCGTCGAGCTCGGTATCGGCGGCATGGCGAATCAGCCGGTTCCGCAGGCCGCTGACGAATGCCTGGCCGACCGCGAGGTAGTCGGATGATTGCATGGCGATGAAGTCGATCAGTGGGTCGCCGGCTTCGTCGGTCATGGATGCGAGCCGGTCGTGCAGGTCGGCGTTTGGTCCCTTGCAGTCCATGACCAGGGG